AAGGAGAAGTAAATGGCTAAAGTAGTAGATGATGGGTTAGCCTCTGTAATTAATTATCTAGTAGCCATAAACCACCATAATGCACTAGAATCTGGGCTGTGGCCTAATTCAGAGGTTAATAAAAATTTAGATCAGGATAGTAGGAAGTTATTACATTTTATGCACAGTGAATTAGTATTAGCAGACATATACACAACTATAACCTCTATAGACAGTACAGTGTGGCCTACGGATATGTCGCTTAGTAGAGAATATGCAGCAGGGTTATTTGACGGGGAAGGACATGCTGGCATAGCTAAAACACCTCTTAGTAGTGGGAGAAATCAATACATGTCTAGGGTTCAAATAGCTATGAGGGAAGAAGAGCTATTAAAACCGTTTGTAGTATTCGGAGGAAGGATTAAGTATATAGATAACACTAGATGGAATAAAAATGCTAGGGGCTTATATAGTTGGTCTATACATGCAAAACAGGCAGAGACATTTCTATTAGCTATATTACCATCTTTAAAAAATATTACTAAAAAACAAGCAGTATTTAGATTATTACAGATTGAATTCTTAAGAAAAAGACCTGGGGGTAATATAGTAGATATCACTAGAGAGCCTAAACAGGAGTTATTATACAGAGAAACTTGTCAATTAAATTCAGGAAAAGTATCTTTTAAGCCCATAAAGCAAGAAAAGTATATGGAGGCTATGAGTAATTTACGCAGAAATTTAATAGATGATAGTTTATCAAATAGATCCGAGGCTGAGGTAGCTTTGGCTAGCTGTGTTATACGTATAGCAGATTTCGCAGGAAGTAGGGGGTATGATTTAGGCGGGGCTGTTATGGAGAAACTAGAATATAATAAAAACAGAGCTAAAGAAGGTGGTAAAAAGTTCTAATTTGTACTCAAGTACAAAATGATTACATAGAAATATAATATTAATAAAAGGGGCTTATGCCCCTTTTTTATTACCTACTATTGCAAAACCTGCCACTCAAGCATACAATTCATGTATATTCAACTAAATTTGTGGTTAAACATGCTGGCTAAGAGTGTATATAAGATAGATTCGGTTAAGAATATATATTCTGCCGATGACTTAATACTTATGCTGGATCTAGGGCATGACGGTTTATATAGACTTACCAGGTGTAGATTATCGGGGGTGGATGCACCCAGCGCATTTAATTCAGATAATGCGGAAGCTGTAAAGTTAAAAAACTTCGTAAGTAAAGTATTAAGCGAAAGCACAGAGTCTTATGTAGAGACAGTATCTTATCGTAATAACTCCTGGTTAGTCACATTGTATACAAAAGACCAAAAAACAAATGCTTTTATTAGCCTTAACAGAGTTTTAATTAATAACGGTTATATATTTAAAAAAGAGGTCATACCTAATGCCAGTTAAGGATGATAGAAAAGTGGTACATATAGGCTCTAATACTATAGGGTCACGTAAACGTGCAGATACCTCCAGACAGACTCCAGATGAAGATTCATTCAAAGCCAGCCCAAACTCTATAGCGGTAATAGCTACCCCTTATTCTCTACAAACATTAACTCAAGTTGTTCAAGAATCTAGTATTTTGGGTCAATGTATCGAGGCCATGATAGTTAACACAGCTTCTAGTGGGTATATGGTAGTACCAACTGACCCCACTAAATCTATTGAAGATGTAGACCTTCTGGAGTTAGAGACTTTAACCTCCTTTATAAGATACGCTAATCCCAATCAAGGATTAACTACTGTAAACGAGTTGCTTAAATCTGACTATGAAACATATGGCTACTCTTTCAGGGAAATTATTAGAGCCAGAAATGGTAAAGTATCTAATATAAGATATGCCCCAGCCTACAACTTACGCATATTAAGTAGCTCAGAAGGGTATGTAGAAGTAGTTAAAAAAGTGGAAAGAGGTGGGGTGCGCAGCACTGTACGTGAGCATATCCTATTTAGAAGATTTGTACAGGAGCTATCGAGTGTAGGTAGTAATAATGTACAGCTTAGCAATGGACGTAGTAGGGTGTATTTTAAAGAGTTCGGTGATCCTCGTAAAATGGATTACCGTAACGGTAGATACGAAACAGACCAGTATACAGTCGAAACTAAATATGTGGCCACAGAAATACTGCATGAAAGGCAGAAAAGCCCAGATGCTTATGGTATACCAAAATGGACAGCTGCACTACCTGCTATATTAGGTACACGGGAGTCTGAAGAAGTTAATCTTGATTATTTTGAGAATAATACTGTACCCCCTGCAATGCTAACAGTGTCTGGTGGTAGGTTAACTCAGAAATCTTTTGAGTCTTTACAACTTCTGCTATCCGAACCTGGTCAGGCTAAAGACAGGGCACACCAGATGATATTGGTTGAGGCTATATCTGAATCTAACGGGTTGGAAGAGGATGGCAACGTAACCATAAAGCTGGAGAAGCTTACTGATATCAGGCAAAGTGACGGTTTGTTTGATAAATATGAAACATCTGCCCAAAGTAAAGTAAGGTCAATATTTAGATTACCTCCTATTGTTATAGGTCTTGACTCAGGTAACTATGCTAATGCTAACACCAGTTTGCATGTAGCAGAAACTCAGGTATTCCAGCCGGATCGTAGAAGGCATGATGATTTCTGGAATATGAATATAGTAAACCACCAAGACGGATTAAATTTAAAATCAGTTAAATTACAGTCATTGTCGATGTCTGTAACTGAGAGTTCTGAGGTTATTAAGTCATTAGCCACACTGAATATATCTGGGGCTGTCACTCCGAGAAAAGCGGTAATAGTGTCAAGAGACTTACTAGGTATAGACTTAGCTAAGTACCCAGAAAAAGATGAAGAAGGGTATGAGGATTGGATGGACCAACCATTAGCCCTGTCAACCAGGAGCACTACTGAGAACTTACCTGAAACCTCTGATAGACCTTCTGAATCTTCCCCAGAGGAGAAGGTTAAGATACAGGAAGAAACTGGCAATACTCCTGATCCAGAGAACTCAGACAAATGAAGCTAGTAAAGAATGATTTAGGCCAAGAACAAGTGGTAATGGCAGAAGTGCTAATTCCAGATCAGGTCAATGTATATGGGGACTTCCACACAATGGAATCCATAAAGCAGTTTGCGTATAGTTTTGCAGAGTCTGGGTTCGGTATAGATATAAATCATGACAACATAGATTCAACTGGCTCATTATTAGTGGTAGAAAGTTTCTTAGTGCGGGAAAGTGATAAGGATTTCCCTATAGAGGGGTCATGGGTTGTAGGTATATTGGTAAGGGATGATGAAATTTGGCAGGATATATTAGATGGGGAGCTTAATGGGCTTTCCTACGAAAGCATCGTAAAATTTGTAAAAGTAATAATAGATGTAGACATTCCATCTGAAGTTACGGGAGTTACCGAGCCTGATATTTACGATGGGCATGTGCATAAATACTGGGTTAAGTTAGATGATGATGGCAGGGTGGTGTCTGGTGGTACAGATGAAGTAGACGACCATTATCATTTAATAAGTTTGCATACATCCACAGAGCTTACAAGGTCCCACAGACACATATTTAATATAATTTCAGGCAAATCTGATAATATAGCGTAATTTATAACTAATTTATATGCATTTTTGACGTGTAATATTGCAAAACGTGGCACTATATCGTATCTTATGTATATAACCCTAATAGGAATATTGAAATGGCTAAGAAGTTGGCACAAATATTAGAGGCTACAGACCCTAAATTTTTAAGTCTGGTTAAAACACCAGCCAACCGATCTGGATTTCGTATTATACGGTCAGATGCTGAGGCAGAAGATGGTGGTAAATTCAAAGCCAAAAGAGCAAGACGCATTGACTCTAAAGACGGTATGCTGTTTATAGCACTTCCTACCGATTTTACAGAAGAACAAGCCATGGAAGTTATGACTCAGTTCAGTCTTGAAGAAGATTATGAATTGAACATGGAAGATGGTCAGGTAAGATTAATACGATCGGATTTAATTGGGGAGGAAATGCCCACAACTGTGGCCATAAGACTGGATGATATATCTACAGCCTATGTTTCAGAGTCTTCATTCTCCAACACCTTGGCATTGAGATCTGATAGTACAATAGGCGGGGCAGTTCTTTCAGGTATAGAGTTTGAAGGGCATTCAGATCGTGATGTAGAGAAGTTTCTGGAAAAGCACGATATCCCAATTGATGAAAAAAACATAGAACGAATAGATGATGAAACTTTTTATGCCCCCTATAAAGAGGCAAGCTCTAATGTAAGACCAGATAGAGTAAATCTGGCTGATGGGGTGAATGCGCTTATCTATAGAGCAGAAACTAATGATGTACCTGGAAATATAGCACGAGGTGTCATAGAAGAATCTTACGGTAGTTATGGGTACGGTCAGTTAGATTTCTTTGCATCCTTATGTGACGAAATGTACACAGACGCGGCTTACGATGCGGTTAGAACTCTAGGGGATATATTACGACAAATTACAATTTACTCAGGTTTGAACTTAAGTTCACGAATTGACCTGATGAATAATGCTTTAAGTCAATATGGCTTTTACATGGCTGAGTTGATGAACAGCCTTCCACGATCAGTGGTCAGTGTTATGACTTCTGACATTTCAAAAACTAGCGATAAAGAGGAAACCACAATGGCTGGTGAAACTAAGAAAGATGATGCCACTACTGAAACAGAAATTAAACGGTCTGATGATGTTGTAGCGGATACCGAGTCCAAAGAAGATGATAAGTCATCTACTGAAGACAAAAATGAAACCACCAATAAGCGAGAAGATGACGCTACTGGCGATAAAGATTCTAAATCTGCGGATGAGGACAAAGTTGATGATGACGTGCTTAAACGCTCTGATATCGCGGCTATTGTTGAGCAGGCCGTGACCGCTGCTATTACTGCGGTGCGTAAAGATAATACATCGGAGGCTGGTGAGGTAGATGATAAAACCTCTGATGATGATGACAAATCAGAAAGCGGTGAAACTGCTAAACGAGAGGATACGGCTATCACTAAATTAGCTGAGTCTGTTGAGTCATTGGCTAATAAGGTGGAAGAACTTGGTGACACCTCTGTGGTTCGTTCTGATAGTAACGGGGCTGCGGGTACTGAAGAAGGTAGTGTATTTCAAGGTGCGATCTTCGGTAAGAAGTAAACAACCTTAGCTACGCAACATTTATCATTTAACATAATATAAAAGGAATACATCATGGGTGTATCAAACACAACACTCGCTAAACGTGCAGATATTGCCATTGGCGATCTTGAATCAAATGGCGGTAAGCTTGATCCTGAACAGGAAGCTCGCTTTCTTAATTTAATCAAAAAAGAACCAACGATTCTTACCGATGCGCGGTGGATTCAGATGTCTGCCCCTCAGCGTAAAATTAATCGTATGGGCTTTGGCTCTCGTATCATGAAGGCAGCACCTCAAGGTACTTCCCCATTCATGGAAGATGATGGTACTAATGATCGTTACCTGGCAGCCGCAGACCGTTCTAAGGTTACTACATCCCAGATCACCCTGACTACTAAAGAAGTCATGGCTGAGGTGCATATTCCTTATGAAGTTCTGGAAGATAATATTGAAGGCATGGGCTTTGAAGACCATATTCTTAGTGAAATGGCTCGTCAAGCAGCCCGTGATCTGGAAGACCTGGTAATTAATGGGGATACCAATTCCGGTGATGCGTATCTGGCTGTGTTAGATGGTCTGGTAAAACAGGCCACTACCAATGTGTACGACTCTCAAGGTGACTTCACATCTGGTGATGTAGTTTCCCTCATACCTGATACCGTTGAAGGTAATATGCTAACTATGCCTGAGCAGTATCTGCGTAATCTCAATGATTTGCGGTACTATGTAGGTACACCTTCTACGATCAGGTATCGTGGTAATGTTGCAAAACGTGCTACTGGTTATGGTGATAGTATGCTGACAACTGATGGCAACTTAATGGCTTATGGCGCACAAATTGATGCGGCTCCATATATGCCAGCATCTAAGGCTATTTTCACATTCCCTGAAAATATTATTTTTGGTGTTCAGCGTAATATCTCTATTGAAACAGATAAAGATATTCGTGCTCGTGAAATAATTATTGTCTTAACTATGCGCCTGGACTCTAAGTTCGATTTAGAAGAGGCAGTTGTGAAAACAACAAATCTGGGTACAACTGTTAGTTAATCAGCTACTTAGGTGTGTATTAGTTAGTTGGTTAATTTAGCTACACTAAGTAACAAGGGTTGCAAAGGCTTTACACCCTGGCCAACCCTTGTTCATTATTAGGGTAGTGTTTTAATCTGTTTAAATGTTTTAAAGTGAAACAATATGAAGGTGTTAATATAATGGCTATTTTAAGGTTAGTAGGTGCTAAACGGTTCATGAATAAACGGGCAAACCCAAATGTTATGTTAATGGGTGATGCTACAAATGATTTACAAGATGAGGCATTGGTTAATGCTTTATTAGGCCAATCAACAATTGATCCCTTGGGTAATCCACACCCAATGTTTGAGGTTGTGGAGCCGGAAGTAAAACTCCCTGTTAAGAAGAAAGCAACACGTAAAAAAAGGGTGAGTACAAAAACCCCAGTAGTAGAAAATACAGGGGCAGAATAGATTTTAAAGATGCAGCTTTTTCTTAGAAGAAGCTACTTGCAGTATTAATACGTAATTAATAACTTAATATATCAGGAGATACAACATGTCACTTACAACACCACTAAGAGAAGGTCTTGGAGGGGGTAATAATACTCCTGTCATTAAGGAGCTTCAAGGTCTTAATGTTTCTTTAGTATCTGGGGCTAATGCTAATACTAAGATTGATATTGCCGCAATACGCAGTGATGACACTGTTATATCTGCGGTTAATAACGATGCTGGTACATTAACTGATGTAACATCCACTATTACCATTAATGCCTTAAACGCTGCTGGCACATTGACCGCAGTCAGTGCCGTGGATACGGATGTATTTGTGGTTAATGGGGTTACGTATACGATCAGTACCGCAGGTGGGGATAAATATACTGAGGTACAGGTAGGGGGGGATGATACTATCATGGCGGCCAGTATGGTTGCAGCTATTAATGGCTATGAAGGTAGTCATGATGGAGCTGACGCGGTAGTAGCAACCAGTGCATTAGGGGTAGTGACCATCACGGCTAAAGTTCAAGGTGCTGCGGGTAATGCAATCACCATAGCTTCAGTTGACTCCACAATTACAGCATCAGCGGCTACTTTAGAGAATGGGTCAGATACTGGGGGTATTCAATCAAGTGGTGCTACTGATCAGCTATTAGTACATTGGTTTAATAAGCAATAAGTATAAAAGGCACAATATATGAAGCTTGCCACTACTACCAGTGTACTAAAACGAGAATCTGTTAACTCAAGTCTGAGTGGGGCTGTGTCCTCCGCTGAGGCTGGGTTAGATGCGGCCACAATATTAATTGCAGGCATACTTGAGACAGACTTTATAAAACTGGAAGTAGCAGATTATTACTCACCTAAAACTTTAGGTGCTTCTGCTACCTTATATCTAACTCATATGTTTGTAAGCACAGAAGATGAGGTAGAGGTAAGTTATGGTACATATTCAGGGGATGTAACTGAGGATAGCTATACTGTACTAGACCCAGTTAATTACTCTGTAAACTATGAGTCAGGTCTTGTATCCCTGGATAACATGCCTGTAACAGGTAAGATGAGTCTTAAAGTGTCTTATTTATCTGGGTTTTCTGGGGAGACTGATAGAGCTATACCCTCATGGCTTGCAGAAGCTGCAATATCTGGGGCTACTTATGTAATGCATACTCAAGTAGCTGCTCATGGAAAGCAAGATATATTAGATATATCACCTGAATATCGTAGGATGTTATATGTAATGATACAGCAACATATACGACCCCGTATGAATTGTATGTTCTCAGAAACCTCATTCTCAGAGAGTTAACATGGCTAGAAATACTTTATTTGAGTTTTCAGCAAATATGACAGGAGCACAGCGTGTCAGAAGTATGATTAAGACCGCTATAAACGCTACTGGAGCAATACTGGGTGATAAGGTTATAACTAAAAAGATCCTTAAGATGCAGCAGGATAGATTTGCTACATCTGGGATCAGGGCACAGAAAAGCCCAGACGGAGTACCTTGGGCTAAGCTTAGTGATAACACTAAGCGTAGAAGGAATCCTAATAGAAGTCAGGTACTCACAGATACTGATAAATTACGCAAGGCTATAGTGGTAGCCAGAGATGGGTTAAAAAGTGCGTTAAAGGCAGGTACAGGACATGCAGAGGTAGCAGTACGTCATGTTCAAAACAGGCAGATCGGGAAAGACGGGTCAGTTAACGTGCGGTACACTGACGAATATGGAAGCCACTTACAGAATGGATTTGTATCTAGCTGGGGTGGAGCCAGAGTTCCTGCAAGACCTTTCTTAGGTATAGGTAAACAGGATGCTAAAGAAATAGAAGGGTACATGGTAGTTACTATGAATAAGTTTTTTGCCGCGTTTAGTTAAGGATTATAATGGCTACTAGCACACCTACCATACATGAGTTAGCGCAAGAATTGTTGGGGATAGTTAAGCCTCTGCCTGAATTTGATGATAGAGGTTTTTCTATATATGACTTAACTGACCTAAATGCTGTACTTAAGTATGAAACATTACCCTTGGTTGGCGTATCTTATGAAGGTAGAGTACCTGTAAGTGAAGATGCCCAAGGTAAAACTCTGAGGGCAAGAACTGTCACTATTATGGTGGTTAACTTCAGTGTAATAGTAGCACTAAGATACGGGTCTGCTGTAGGTGTAGATGACACTAAAGTAGATGCTGTAAATTTACTTAACGCAATAAGTGACGCTGTGTTAGGTTATAAAGGTGTAAATCATAGAGGATGGGTCTTCAAAGGTGAAAGTCCGCTACCCTCTGACATTGAAGGCGTTATCTTTTACGGACAAACATGGTCTGTTAGACTACCTGTAACGGGTAATTTCGGAATATAACATTTTTGGAGAATTAAAAATGGCTAATAATTACTACTCAGGACAAGGTAGCGTATACACATCTGAACGTGATGCTACTACAGGTGCTCCTTTAGGCTTCATGGCTATAGGTAACGTACCTGAATTGGAGATCTCTATTGAGGTTACCAAGTACGAGCACAAAGAATCTGAATCAGGTTCTCGTGCAATTGATTTATCTATTGTACAGGAGAAAAAAGGTACGTTCCGTATGCTGGTAGAGAACATTTCTCTGGAAAACCTAGCAATGGGTTTTTGGGGTACTACTGTAGAGACAGCAGCGTTGACTGCGGAGGCGGTTGTATTAACAGCACCTTCTGATGTATCTCTAGGGTACAAGATGGCCATAGGCGGGGTTAACGTATCTACTGTATTGGTAGGCACAGCTGCAGGGTTGAGTGATCATACCGTAGATGTGGATTACACCTTGGATGCAAAATACGGCACAATAACCCCAATTGACGGTGGGGCTATTATAGACGATGCTACAGTGCATGTAACATATGACACAGCAGCCATTACTAACTCTGCTATTGCATTTACAGAGGACTCTCTGGAGCGTTATGTGCGTTTTGAAGGTCTTAACACCATTGATGGCTCTGATGATGTATTGATTAACATGTATCGGGTGCAGTTAGACCCTGTTTCTGGTTACTCACTCATTAACGAGGAAATAAGTCAGTTAGAAATTACAGGCTCCTTACTGTATGACGATAAACAGTCTGGTGCTTCTAAGTTCTTCGAGCAAATCATTGTAACTTAAGTTATAGTTTAAAGTGGCGGTGAGATACCCGCCACATTTTATTCTGTACTCAAGGTCAAAATTCATAATTCGGTGAAAAGGTGGAATAATGAACAATCATTTAGAAGAAACTGCTAAAGAAGCAGATGTATTAAACGGTGTACAAGAAGTTATAACTCTAACTGACGGGCAATCAGTAATTATATATAAATGTAAAGTTAAACAAATAGGCGTAGTATTACGCTTCTTAGCCTTTCTTATGAAATCTATAGGCATGAAAGATCTTAACGATCAGCCTTCTATGAATTTATCCAACCCCGCAGAACTCATGATGTTAATAGCTGATGGATCAGATAAGATCTATCCGGTAGCTTGTTCTTTGTGCTCACTTGATATAGAGCAATTTGAAGATCTGGAAATTGAAGATGCCATGGCCATTATGTTGAAAGAATGGGATATTAATAAGGATTTTTTTTTACAAAAGGTGATGCCCATGCTAGGTCGTCAAACAGCTCAGAAATCTCCCACTTCAAAGGTATCCACAAAG